GCTACCATAAATGCAACTATTAAAGGAGAAAATGCTAATAGCTATGTCACATTGACAGAAGCTAATAGTTATTTTGAAACAGTTCCAGATTCAACAACTTGGGATAATAAAACTGATGACCAAAAGAATAGATCACTAATAGCAGCTACAAGATGGATCGACAGCTTTGTTTACTATGGCGACAGATGTGATGACGGACAGGCATTAAAGTTTCCAAGAAATAATTACCAAGTAGATGGAGTCGAGCTCGCTTGCAGCAAGATTCCAGTAAATATTAAATATGCACAATATGAACTAGCAAGAGCACTGGCAAATGACACAGATGCAATGACAGGAAATGTAGGAACAGATGGAAACTTTTCAGAAGTAAAACTAGGAGATATAGAGGTCAAATACAATACTGCAAGTCAGGGAACAGGATCAGTAAACAATATTTTAGATGTTTACCCTTGGTTACAAAGTTACCTTGGAGCGTATATTCTAGGGGGAGCAGGATCTTTCCAAATGAGGGTAGTTAGAGGCTAATGGCAGGACAGTTAGACGCAGCATTTAAAAAAATTGCAAAACAAGTGGTGTCTCAACTTGGAATCGCTTTAGATACCTCTATTGTTTATACACGCAAAGGTGTGTCCAGCTATAACAATAAAACTGGGGAATACATAACTGTAGACACAAACTATACAATTAAAGTACCTATCGAGTTTATACAATCTACTGAAGAATCTGGGTTTCAAGAGAATGTAGCGAGGCTCTTCATTACTCCCGACTTGATAGGTGATAATCAGCCACTTCTTCAAGACGAAATAACTCTTACGTTTTCTGGCTCAACAAGAGGAGCTAAAATAACAGATATTCGTACGTTAAAAGGTGGGCAGGAATACCTGTTTCGCATTGATGTAATCTTCTAATGACTTTAGTAAACGCACGAGCAGCATTTGAAACAGCAATACTAGACGCTGTTAATGATTCAGACCCTACTGTAATTGTAGTGTTTGATAACTCACCTTTTAGTTCACCAGGAAAAAATAAAAAGTATGTAATGGTAAACTTAGACTTTAATCAATCCACTATACAAAATCAAGGTGCAGCTACAACTTACTATTCGGGTACAATAAGATGTGCAGTTATGACACCCTCTAACAAAGGAACTGCTAGTGCTGCTGCAATTTCAGAGTCAGTTATTACTGGTCTTACTTCTGTAAATGCCTCCAACTACACAGACACTTTTTCTGTATCTCCAAGAATAACTGAAATCAGTGGACCGTCATCCGTAGTAACTGAAGATCAGAGTCATTTTATGAGCGTAATCAACTGCGATTTTACAGCCAATGCGTAAAACAAAAGATTTAAAACATCTACCAAATGATTTAGCTGTCCTAATAGTTAAAGGTAGAGCAGAAGCAGCATCCGAAATTCACTATTCCCTGCAAAACAGAAGTCCTTGGTTTACTGGAACATTTAACACAGCTTGGCAAATAAAAGGTGCTCCAGTTATACCATCTATTCCACGAAAAGATAATAATATAGATGCACAAAAAACCAGTAGAAAAGCACCAAAAAGACAAAAGCCCATATACACTTCTTTAGTCAAAATGCTTTATATAGGTAACAAAGCTGAATATGCGGGATTTGTAATTAACGCCATGCGTAGTCCTTATGATGGAAAGATGTATGAAGATTTATTTGCTGAAAAAAGAAAAACAACTCCCAAACCAAATGTTCCTTTTTGGTATTATGTTTATCTACAGAACAATTTTTTAGAAAAAGATATTAATAAAGGATTTCAAATGGCAGGATTTACACCAAAACGTAACTATACAATGCACAAAGGTACGAGTGCTTAAATCTATACTTTGAGTTATACTACAGAAATAGATACAATTTTTTATGCCAACAGCAAGAGCAATCGACAAACTAAAAGCAGCCTTTAGTGTCGAAGAACGTAGTAGCTACTCTATTTTTAAGGGTCAAGAGTTAGTCATAAAAATCTTTTGGTCGCCTCTTACAATAGCGGATAGAGACACAATAAACAGTACACTAATAGCTATGAACAAGGGTCAGGAGGAAGGTAATTTGGACTTTGCTCTTCAGGTAATTGTTACAAAAGCTGAAGATGAATCAGGTGCAAAATTATTTACAGCAGCCGATTTACCATCTTTACGAAGAGAAATACCTTTATCTGTCCTATTGGATTTGATGCAAAAAATGCAAAGTTTGGGCGAGGAGGAAAGCCCCGATGCCGTAAAAAGCTAGATTAGAAAAAGATAATTTAATTTATCTACAGTTTTTTATAGCAGAAAAACTAGGCTATACGCATAGAGAAGTAAGGGAAAAAATGTCTTTGCAGGAACTATACGCATGGAACGCTTACTTTCAAATAAAAGGTGAAAGAGAAGAAGAGGCCATGGAAAAAGCAAAAAGGAAAGCTCAAGTCCGTAAAGTACGCTAAACTTTTAGTATCCGTGTATTCCGAAAAGTTTAGTGGCCTCCGAGTATAGCGTAAATATAAAACTAAATACTGCTCAAGTTAAAAAAGACTTAAAAACAATAGGCGATGGAATATCAAACTTAGGTAAAAAGCAAGCAAAAGGGTCTAAGCAGGCTTTATCAGACGCAGAAAAAGAATTAAAACTAAGAAATACCCAACTTGGTTTAGAAAATAAAATTTTAAGAGTACAAAACTCACTTGGGCCACTAAGTATTAAAAATGTTCGTCAAAACAAAATAATGGCTCACTTGTCTAATGCTCAGTTAAAGACAGACACGAGAAAATTTGATTTGGCTAAAGAAAGTATTTTGCTGGCAGAACAGGAAATTCAAAAGGAAAAACAAAGTTTACTCGTTAATAAAAGTATAGAAGAATCTTTAAGAAAACAAAAACTGCTTAAGGGAGGAAGCACAGGATTTAGTGCTGCACAATATGGACCGCAACAACCTATGCAAGGTCCAAGATTTCCTACTGGAATATCAACTGGTCTTAACTTTGACAAAAGAACAGGAAAGTTATTACGAGGACCAGCAGGGTCAAGCGGAAGAAGTCTTAGGAATCTAGGAAGAAGATTTGATACTCAAAGTGCTCTTATAAGTGGAGGCTTTCCTCTGTTATTTGGTCAAGGTCCGTTAACAGCAGCAGCAGGAGCAGCAGGAGGTGGTATCGGTGGAATGTTCGGCCAAATGGGTGGTTTTGCAGGAGGTATCGCAGCTACAGCAGGAGTTCAAGCCATAAGCAATGCACTAAATTCTGTAAGAGAGCTTGGAAATGCTTTACGCAAACCAACGGAAAACATAGGACTTTTAGCTGAAAAACTATCCTTAACCAATACTCCAACAGGTGACTTAATAGCAAAGTTAGAAAGTGTAGGAATGAAAGCTGAAGCAGCAGCAGTTCTTATTGAAGAGTTTGCCGATAGAACAGGTAAGACCCCCGAAGAAGTAAAAGCAGCAACAAAAGAATTAGAAGAGTTTAATAAAGGAATGGCCGACTTAGGACTCAAAATTGGTTTTATAGTGTCGGATGTTCTTGGTCCAGCAGTTAAATTACTTAACAGACTTCCTTTAGAGGGAATAGCAAAGTTTTTTATGGGAAGAGGGTTTGGTTTTTTAGACCCAGGTGGGGCACTAAATATAGGACCTAAAGAAACTTTGGCACAGAAAAAATTAAGAGTTGAAAGAAACAAGAGAGGATCTGGAACAGGCAGTAATTTACCTTCAAACTTACAATCTTTAGATACTGCTGCCGATCAGCTAAGAAGCACTCGTGAGATACTACCTTTAAGACAAGCACTAGATATAGAGCAGCAACGATTTACAGTAAACTCTAAAAATTTAAATGCCCTTAAACAAGAGAATAAATTAAACGCAAAAATAGCAGAATTGAAATTCCTGCAAAGTCAAAAAACAAAGGATATTAATACTGATCTAGACTTTAAGATTCAAAAGATGACAGCAGAAGTAGATCTTCAAAGACAGATTTTTGAGAACGCACAAATTCTTGCTGATCCAATACAAGCCCAAACAATCCAACTGGACCAACAAATGGCAGTTCTATTGGATCGTGGATCTCAAATTGTCGCACTATCACAGACAATATCTAGTTCTTTTGAGGAATCCTTTAAAGGAATAATAAACGGAACAATGAGTGTTCAAGATGGATTTAGAAATATGCTTAATTCTATAGCTAACCATTTTATAAATACTGCTGCAAAGATGATGGCTAATCAAATGCAGAGAGGTTTACTAGGATTTTTAGGTAAAGGACTAGGTAGTGCCTTTGGAGGTGGTGGAGGTATTCCATTTATAACGGATACACCTCTTGGTGCTGCTAATCCAAGTAATTTTTTAGGTGGACCTAATCCGTTCAAAGCAGGAGGTGGTCCAGTAAAAGGAGGTGGAAGTTACATAGTAGGAGAACGTGGTCCAGAAATGTTTAGCCCTGGAGTATCTGGTACGATAACACCAAATCATGCTCTTGGCGGTTCAACAAATATAGTAGTAAATGTAGATGCATCTGGCTCGTCAGTTGAAGGAGATGAACAAGGAGGAAGAGAACTTGGTCGTCTTATATCGGCTGCGATACAATCTGAATTAGTACAACAAAAAAGACCAGGAGGATTATTAGCATAATGGCTACCTTCCCTTCTATACAACCTACCTACGGAATCCGTAAAAGATCCACACCAAAAACTCGTACAGTTCGTTTTGCAGATGGCTATGAGCATAGAATACTGTTTGGATTAGCTCAACATCAAAATCCAAAAGAGTTTAGTCTTACTTACGAAGTGTCAGAAACAGATGCAGATACAATAGAAGCATTTTTAGATGCAAGAGCAAATGATAGTGCTAGTTTCGACTTTCCTAATAACCATTTGCCTGGAGAAACTGCTTCAAACTTTAAATTTGTTTGCGAAAATTGGAACAAATCAATTCCTTATAACAATAGAGCTACAATTCAAGCTACTTTTAGACAAGTTTTTGAACCAGCATGACAGTTAATCAAAAAATATTTACAGACTTACAAAAAATAAATCCGTCTGCGATTATTGAATTATTTACACTACAACTAGATAATTCATTACATGGCGCGAATACAATTTACAGATTTCATGCTGGCAGTAATTTAAATGCAAACGGAGAAATTGTTTGGAATGGGAATAGTTATCTTAGATTTCCTGTAGAAGCAACAGGTTTTGCTTTTCAAAAAGGACAACTTCCTAGACCTAAACTAATAGTCAGTAATGCTACAAGTTTAATATCAGCAATACTTTTGAATGTAAATGAAACCACGGTGGGTAATGATCTTACAGGTGCTAGTGTAGTTAGAATACGAACATTAGCTAAATTTATTGATGCTGTAAATTTTCCAGGTAATACAAATCCTTTTGGAACTCCCGATCCAAATGCAGAATTTCCACAAGAGATTTACTCTATAGATCGTAAAGCTGCTGAGAATAGAAATGTTGTAGAGTTTGAACTTGCTGCACCCACTGATCTCGCTGGAGTTCGTATTCCAGGTCGTCAATGCACTCGTTCAATTTTTCCAGCCGTAGGCACATTTGCAGGATGACTTGGAAATACAAAGCACTACTTCATGCTCAACGTGAAGATCCTAAAGAATCCTGTGGACTTTTGTTAAATGTGAAAGGCAAAGAAAGATATTATCCTTGCCGTAATCTTTCAATGACAGACCATCAATGTTTTATTATCGACCCAGAAGATTATGTAAAAGCAGATAATACAGGAGAAATAGTTGGAGTAGTTCATAGTCATCCAATAACACCACCTGCTCCTAGTCAAGCGGATCAAATAAGCTGCGAAAAAAGTAATCTTCCTTGGTACATTGTTAATCCAAAAACAGAACAGTGGGCATATCTAGAACCCTGCGGTTACAAACCACCTTTATTGGGTCGTCAATGGGTATGGGGAATCACAGACTGCTGGAGTTTAGTTAGAGATTGGTATAAACAAGAAAAAAATATAGAACTAAGAGATTGGCAAAGACCAACTACACCAGAAGAATTTTTAAAAGATCCTATGTTTGAAAGGTGTGCATGGCGAACAGGTTTTAGAGAACTAAGACCAGAGGAAAGTCTAAAAAATGGTGATTTATTGTTTATGAGTATTCTTAATCCTGGGTTAAATCATGTAGCATTATTTTTTGACGGAGATGTAATTCATCATTTAACCGATAGACTATCTTGTAGAGAACCATATTCTGAATGGTTGCTAAAATGCACAGGAAAGAGGTTACGTTATGCTTCGTAAAGTAAAGTTATATGGAGAATTGGCTAAGTTTGTTGGTCATAAAGAGTTTGAAGTAAAAGTAGATACAGTTGGTAAAGCAATAAGTTTTTTAGTTCACAATTTTCCAGAAATACAAAGTCATATGAATCCGAAATATTATCAAGTAAAAGTCGGCAATTTTGACGTAGATAAAGACGAAATACACTATCCAATAGGTAAAGAAGATATACACTTTATTCCTGTAATTCAAGGAGCAGGAAGAGGTTTTGGAAAGATTTTATTAGGAGCAGTTTTGATAGGTGTTGCTGTAGCATCTGGTGGTGCAGGATTTGGAGCAGGAGGAGCTTTTGGTTTTGGTTCAACTACAGGTGCATTTAGCTTGGCAGCAGCAGGAGGAAATATTGGTATAGCTTTAGTTTTATCTGGTGTAAGTGATATGTTATTTCCTTTACCCCAACCTCAAAAATTTAGCTCAGAAGAAGATCCACAGCTATCGTTTAGTTTTAGCGGAGTACAAAATACATCGAGAGCAGGAACTCCCGTTCCAATAGTTTATGGTGAAATTTTTACAGGAAGTGTTGTAATAAGTGCAGCAGTTGACACTAATCAGGTAGAAGCATGACAGACGAAATCAAACTTATTCAAGGTGCTGGCGGTGGCGGTGGTGATAAATCTCCTCCTCCTCCATACCGTGCTCCTGATACGTTACACAGCAGAAGTTTTGCTACTGTTCAAGATTTAATATCTGAAGGAGAAATAGAAGGTTTTGCTAGTGCATCAAAAGCACAGCTTACAAAAGGCACGGCTGCTTATAATAATGCAAGTTTAAAAGATGTCTTTCTTAACGACACTCCAATACTAAACTCAACCGCTTCTAATACTAATCCTGCTAACACTGATTTTAATTTTACAAATGTAAATTTTAAATCTAGGTTTGGAACGTCTAATCAAACAGCCTTAAGTGGTATTCCTTCTGAAACTAGATCACCTACAGGTGTTGCAGTAACCGTAACAACTTCAGCTCCAGTTACTAGGCAGATTACAAATACTGATGTAAATGCTGTAATTGTTACTTTAACTTGGCCTCAAATACAAATTTTTCAAGATAATGGTGATATTGATGGAGATAAAGTAGAGTATAAAATACAAATTCAACATGATTCTGGTGGTTTTGTAGATAAGATTACATCTCAAGTTCTTGGTAGAACTGCTGATGCCTACGCTAGAGATCATAGAATAGAATTAACAAGTGGATTTACCACTGTAGACATAAGAGTAGTCAGAATAACAGCAGATAGTACAGTATCCACTAGGGTTAACGCTTTTCAATTTACAAGTTTTCAAGAAGTTCTTGATAATTCTTCAACCTACCCTAACAGTGCTTATACGGCTCTTCGTTTTGATAGTAAACAGTTCAATCGTATTCCTTCTAGAAAGTACAGAATTAGGGGTGTAAAAGTAAGGATTCCAGGGGCAGGAGCATCTGGAACGGGAACTCCAACAGTTGATATTCAAACTGGAAGAATTGTTTATCCAAGTGGCTACGTTTTTAACGGAGTAATGGGAGCAGCGACTTATACAAATTGTCCAGCTATGTGCTTACTTGATTTGCTTACAAACACTAGATATGGATTGGGAAATCATATAGTTGATAGCAATTTAGATTTATTTAGTTTTGTAGCTGCTAGTAAGTATGCAAATGAATTAGTAGATGATGGGCAAGGTAGTACAGAGGCAAGATTTAGCTGTAACGTAAATATTCAAAGTCCAAAAGAAGCATTTGCAGCAATAAATGAATTGTCTGGTGTTATGAGATGTATGCCAATATGGTCTGCTGGAGGAATTACTTTATCTCAAGACAAACCTACAACTCCAAGTTATTTATTTAATTTAGCTAATGTAGGAGAATCAGGATTCAACTATCAAGGTAGTAGCTTAAAAACTAGACATAGCGTCATTTCGGTAAGTTACTTCAATATGGATTCAAAAGAAGTCGATTTTGAAGTTGTTGAAGATGCAACAGCTATAAGTAAATTTGGAGCAATCATAAAACAAATAAAAGCATTTGCTTGTACGAGTAGAGGTCAAGCTGCAAGATTAGGAAGAGCCGTTCTTTTTGCTGAACAAAACGAATCAGAAACCGTTACTTTTTCTACTTCAATAGACTCAGGAGTTCTTGTAAGGCCTGGAAATGTAATAGAAATAAACGATCCAGTGAGGGCAGGAACTAGACGAGGTGGTCGAATTGTAGCTGCTGCATCAACAACTAGCGTAACTATTGATGCTGAGTCTCAAACTGCTTTAACTACTCGTGATAGCGATGGAAACCTAAATTCTGGCCCTGGGTTAACTATTCAACCGACCATATCAATTATCATGCCTGATGGTAGCGTAGAGACAAAAACTATAACAGCAGAATCGTCAGGAGTCTGTACGTTAGATTCAGCCTTGTCAACTACTCCAAATGTAAATGCACCTTATGTCATCTCAAGTACAACTCTTCAGACTCAGTTGTTTAGGGTAATTCAAGTAGAAGAACAAGATGGTATTAACTACGCAATAACAGCTTTAAGTCATGTTCCAGGTAAATATGCCTTTATTGAAGATGGAACGGTACTTCCTACTAGAACAATATCTTTATTAAACCAGCCAGCACCTCCTCCAAGTAACTTAACTATTACAGAAACAACAATAGTTATAAATAATATTGCTAGAAGTAAACTTATTGTTGATTGGCAACCAGTACAAGGGGTTACTCAATATTTAGTTAATTATAAATTTGAAGATGGTAATTATGTATCTCAAGTAGTCTTTAGCTCGGATTTTGAATTATTAGACACTCCTATAGGACTCTATACATTTCAAGTATTTTCTTATAATGCTGCTTTAGAATTGTCTACTAATCCAACTGAAAAAACATTTACTGCTATTGGTAAAACAGCTTTACCTGATAACGTACAAAATTTAACTATTGAGCCTGTTAATGAACAATTTGTAAGATTAAGATTTAGTCAATCAACTGCTGTAGATGTTTTACATGGAGGTCGGGTGTATGTGAGACATTCTAATTTAGCTTTAAATTCAGCTTCTTTCCAAGCCGCACAAGATGTTATTGAAGCTGTGGCTGGCAATGCAACAGAGGCAATATGTCCAGCTTTAGAAGGAACATATCTTGTTAAATTTCAAGATGATGGTGGGAGATTTAGTCAGACAGAAGCAAAAGTAAGCTTATCAACAGTTCAAATTACAGACGAAATAACAGTAAAAACAGATAGAGAAGATACTGACTCAACTCCCTTTAATGGTGCAAAATCTAATGTTCAATTTAGTAGTACTAAAGGTGGTTTAATACTTACTAATCCAGTATCTAATGCAACTGGTACTTACGATTTTGTAGAAACTTTAGATTTAGGGGCAGTTTTTTCTTTATCAATAACAAGACATTTTCAAGGAGTTGGATTTTACGCAGGAGATCTTTTTGATAACAGAACAGATCTTATAGATACTTGGACAGATTTTGACGGTAGTGTGGCGAATGATGCTAATGCAAAATTAGCTGTAAGAACTTCTACTGATATGAGTTCCTACTCAGATTTTAATGATGTTGCGAATGGTATTTTTAAAGGTAGAGGTTTTCAGTTTAGAGCAATACTTGAAACTGCTGATACTGCACAAAACGTAAACTTACAACAATTAGGATATACAGCAAAATTAAAATCTAGAACAGAACAAAGTGCTGTAATAGCATCAACGGCAGCAGCAAAAAATGTCACCTTTGCTAATGCTTTCTTTGTTGGAACGTCTGCATTGGGCAATCTAAATAATTTTCTGCCTGTTGTAAATATTTCACCTCAAAATATGGCCACAGGTGATTTTTTCGAGTTAAGTAATATTTCTGGAACTGGCTTTACAGTTCATTTTAAAAATTCAAGTAATGCTAGTATTGATAGGAACTTTACTTTTACTGCTGTTGGTTTCGGTAAAGGAGGTTAAACTTAGTAAAAATAGTATTTAACTATGGCTGACGTTGCAAATTACACAATAGAGAATAACTCAGGAGCGAATGTAAGAATTGATCTTAACAATGTCTTTAGTGCAATTCAATCAAGTAATTCAAAATCTACTGATTTAATTTCCAGCCAATGTGTAGCTGGTATGCCGTTTTTAAATACAACTTCTAATGTCTTAAAAATTAGGAACAGTAATAATACTTCTTTTACTGATATTGGAAATATAGATCAAGCAAACTTAGGTTTACTTCCTGCAACTGGAGGTACAATGACAGGTGTTTTACAATGTGCTACAGGAGCAGCTAACGCACCATCATTACATTTTGGATCTAGTAACACTGGTTTTTATCAAGACGCTACGAACATAATTGGCTTCGGTGGTTCTGGTAATCTTTCGTTTAAATTTTCAAATAGTGGAATTGATTTTATAGGGGCAAGACCAGCAAGATTTTTTGATTCTGATTCTACTCATTATGTAGCATTGCAATCTACTGGAACTGTCACTTCTAATAGAACGATTACGTTACCAAATGAATCTGGAACGGTATTAACAAGTTCTTCAACAATTCCAACAAGTCAGCTTAGTGGAGGTTCTGTTACTATCGGAAGCACTTCTATAAACTTAGGGGCTGCTGCAACTACGATTACTGGATTATCTGAATTGACAGTTACTACTTTAAATGCTACTAACCAGAATATTAATAATATTAAAAATGCTGGTGGAGCAAATGAATCAACTGCTGACCAGATTTACGAAGGTCGTGCAAAAATATGGGTAAATTTCAATGGTACTAATACAACAATAAGAGATGATTTTGGTGTTACAAGCGTTGGAGATCATGGGGTAGGTATTTATCAATTAAATTTTGATACAAATTTTTCTAGTACCGACTATTGCCCAACTGGATTTGTGCATAGAAACGGATCAACAGGAGGAAGAGTCCTTTGTCATATTGATACCTTTAACCAAATAAATGTTGGTAGTTATAGATTTATGGTTTCGGGAACTAATAATGGCTCAAATGTAGGTTTAAGTGTTGTTGATGTAACGCACGCTTTTGTAGCTATTCATGGCGATCAATAATAAATAAGATATACTAAAAGAAAAAAGTCATGCCAAATTCTGATAAGAGAATTGTATATCTTGAAAGCGATGGAAGTGTGTCAATTTTATGTCCTTCCGATAATACCTCGTTAACTCTTGAAGAAATACGAGCTAAAGATGTTCCTGATGGGCTTACTTCTTATATAATTGATAAAGATGACGTACCATCTGATCGAAGCTTTCGTGATGCTTGGACTTACACACCTTAATTATTATGGGATTTGGCATTGATATGGCGAAAGCCAAAAATATTCATAGACAGAATATAAGATTTTCTAGAGGAGAAAAACTTGTTGAACTTGACGTTGAATTTCAACGAGCGATAGAAACAGGCGATACAAGTAAACAAGCAGAAGTAGCAGCAAAAAAACAAGTACTAAGAGATGCTCCTGCTAATTCAGAAATAGATGCTGCAACAACATCAGATGAACTGAAAGCTCAGTGGAAAACTGATATACTTGGTGAAACACCTTACAGCTAATGGCAATTACTTACACATGGGAAATTAACGGAACAGCTTGTAAAAGAGATGTTGCTGATGGTTACTTTACAAACGTTGTCTATCGAGTAAAAGGAATGGACGGCACAGAAGAAAAGGCAAGACGTACAGGCGAAATAACCTTCGTCAAACCTGAGTCATTGCCTTCTGGATTTATTGCTTATGACACTTCTGCAAAAACTCCAGATCAGGCAACCATGATAACTTGGGTTAAAGATGCACTTGGAACGGACGCTGTTACTGCTCTTGAAACTGGACTTAAAGCAGAGATTGATTTAATTAATACACCAGTACAAGCCACAGGTGTTGCTTTCTGATGGCTATTGCTCCTGGAACATATAATATGACGATCCAAAGAAGGTCGGATCATAATATTCAACTTGTTTTTAAGGATTCAAGCAATGCTGCAATAGATTTAACAGGATTTACCGTAGAGGCTCAAGTTTGGGAAGAAACTCGCACCACAAAATACGCTGATTTTGGAGTTACCTATACAAGCAGAACTAGCGGAACAGTTGATTTAGCACTTACAGACACACAGACAGCTACATTTAGTCCAAATTTACTGAAATATGATGTATTACTTACCGATTCTAATGGTTTAAAAGAGTATTATTTAGAGGGAGACATCTTTATGAGTGAGGGCTACACTGCATGACTTCAGTAAACATTACCACCACCAAAAATACTGTTACAGTAAATGAGGGTGATAGCACTGTTGTAACAGTAGCAACTCGTGGTCCTGCTGGACCAAAGGGCTTAGACTTAGACGAAACAGCCAAAGTCGATGGCTCTGTTGTTTACTATGACGCTAGTTCTGCTAAATTTAAAGCAGATGCAACAACTACCAAACTTACACTTGTCGATGGGGGCAACTTTTAACAATGGCTAACACAGTACGAATAAAAAGATCCACAGGATCATCAGCACCTACAAGTCTTGCAAATGCTGAGTTAGCTTTTGCTGAAGGCAGTAAAACATTATTTATAGGTATTGGAACTGGCGGTGCTGGTGGGTCAGCAACAACTATTGAACCTATAGGTGGAGAGGGTAAGTTTTTTGATAAAGATACAACAGTTAGTGCAAATACAAGTTTAGCTGGACCGACTTCTGGAAGTGCTGCTGCACCTACATTTAGAGCATTAGTTTCAGACGATATTCCTTCTTTAGCACACACAAAAATTAGCGATTTTGATACAGGAGTAAGAACAAATAGGTTAGACCAAATGGCTGCACCAACTGGTTCAGTTTCATTAAATAGTCAGACAATTACAAACCTTTCTGACCCTGTAAATACACAGGATGCAGCAACTAAAGGTTTTGTTGAAGCGACTAGCCAGGGATTAGATGTAAAAGACTCTTGTAAAGCAGCAACAACTGGAAACATAACAATATCTACTGCTCTTAACAATGGAGACACATTAGACGGTGTTACTCTTGCAACTAATGACAGAGTTCTTGTTAAAGATCAATCTACTGCATCTCAAAACGGTATCTATATCGTTGGATCGTCACCAGCCAGAGCAGATGATTTAGCTGCTGGTTCAGAT